ACTTAGTAGTCAGGTATCCATCTCCTGACTACTCGGGCTCCGCCCGTATCATTTCTAGATGCCGATAAAGAAATATCGGCCGAGTTATCTAGAAAGTGAGTGGACATCCATCTCATATAGTGATATTTCTCGGTAGAAAGACGTGTGTCCTTTACTAAGAATTCACTAGTTAATGAGATGACTCTGTACTCCGTTCGCTGATAATCACGGTTCTCACGTCTTTCGAGGTGAAGATTAGTGGGATTCTTGGCAATAACGCCAAAAACGTCAGCAGTAGAGTCTCTGAATAGCACGGAAACCTTCCCATTATAGGAAGGTAATGTGTTATCAGTGATAATCTCGCGTAAGGTCCAGCGATATAGTTTTCTATATTCGTGAATCCATGCTTGATTACACAGAGCGGTTTTTGATGCTAGTCTCTGCGCAGGGTTGTGCAGAGGATTCCCCCTATTATATATAGGAGTAACATCAAAGCCGTTTAGGTAGTAACCACCACAAGACTCGCGGAATAACTGCGAGCCCGTGAAGGACTTCTGGCGGTTAACCAGAAAACCCAAACGGTCCAAGATGGCCATAGATATATGTGTTAGACGAGAGTCTAAACATATATCATCACCATAGACTGCCAAGTCTGTGAAGCCATGCTTACCATCGTACCCGTCGCTATTGCCTATGGAGGCAATAACGGAACGAATACGAGAGGGAGTCATGAAATCACGGAGAGACAAATCCGTGGTAGACTTCTCGTGAGCATAAACACAAGCAGCGTAAACCGAAACAGCGCAAAATAAAATGCACTGGGTCGGAAAACATAACGCGGAACCCATAGGAGCAAACTTCTTGAGCACATGAGTGCCTTCAGGAGTGTAGCAACTATGACTCCTAGTTACTCTCATAGGAATTTGCCAAGAAGGTGGAAACACCCTCTTAACCAAATCATACGAGAGACAGTCTGAAGCAGAAGATAAGTCAATAGTATCAATACTGGCAGTAAAACTGCCGATTTGAGCTAGCGACCTATTCCTACTCTGATCCTCCAAATTAATAAATTTAGAGAAGAGACTGCTGCTGATGCTCGACATGAATGACGACAGAATGCCTTGCTGAAAATACTGAAGAACGTTCGGCTCCATACAAATGGATCTAACGCTTTTAGCATCTTTAGGGGCAAACATAAGTCGTGCAATTCGTGTCGAATGCTGCATATCGGATCCACCCCAATCATGCGTTGGCACGCATGAAGAAGCAGATAAGCCTAATTCCTCTCCCATACCATAGTAACCGATATGGCCATGGAAAAGGAAACGATCAATCATCCGATCGTATTGGAAGGACTCAACCTTACCAATATGACCACGCACACCACGTTCAGACACAGAACCTGGACCAAATTTTGGTTTAAAGGCTGAGATCTTGAAAGTGGGAAGTGCAGTAGATAGAATGGCTTTAATCGCCACAATATCTTCTTCTGGGATAGATTGATCTGCCAGTCGATTTTCGATGTCAAGCCACCCGCGAAAGGCGGATGACTCCATTCCGTGGTCTACAAAGCCAAGCTTCTTGCCAAAAACAAGAAAATTGTAAATGTAGTGGAATAGATTGACATCTCCGGTATTGAAATATCGATTGTACTCAAAGAACACAGGTGTATTCTTAAAGTCATCGATCCAGTCTCCAATTGTGGAGGACTGACCCATGAGAGTATGCTGTGAAGCAAATTCATGGGCAATACCAGAAAACTTAATGATGGTGTTCTTTAGACCATAATCTCTTATAAAGGATAAAAAATCCTTATATAAGCGAGAAGGTTTAAGAGAGCCCTCATCATTAAGTGGACTGTCCGATAACAAAGCCAACCATGAGTAAATGAAGGATACAGATACCCTTTCATTAACCGGATCGACCTTGTACGAGGAACAGAAGTCGTCGTCGATGAAGAATCGGCTACGACCGTCCGAGGTCTGTATTACCAGACCCTCCTGTAACATTACTTAACTACAGGACTTCCGAAGAGGAGGTTCTGTAACCAAGCAGTGTCTCTGACACCACCAGAAACCGAAGCATACGTATATGAAAACGCAGCTGCGATTAACTGGTTAAAATCAGAGAGCTGAACCGGACTACCGTCCTGAATGACAAAAGACATAGTAGCCTGAATAGGCCAATATGTGATGTCACCAGTAACGGAGTCGGTTTGAGTGACCCAAGTGGTGATGGTGATAGAGCCATAGCGGCTGCTATCGCCACCAGCAGGGGGGTCAATGACGTAACGCACATTGGCAGGGTAATTATTATTACCAGAGCCAATGACGTATGTCTCAGTAATACGACCAGTCTTAGGATCGGTGACATTTGATTTTGCCACCATCGTAGACTTTTCAGCAACCGTAGTGGTTACTGATTCGGTTGTATTACCACTCACATGTGTAATAGCATAGCTGAGGGACATGTTCTTCGCCTTTCGCGTAGAAAATTGGACTAGTGTCCAAGGATACGTGATAAGAGAGATCTCACCACGAAGGATGTGACAGTCCCAAGAGGGTTAGTCACAGGGGAGAAAGGAATTCGAGAGGTCTTAGGCATAGGACTATAGATACTAATATCTCTATGGAAGTATGTCAGAGAGACTGGAAATCCTCGCTCGCTTGAGATACCTAAGTCCTCAAGCTCCACATCACTCAAAGGTGATATGACACGATAGACATGACAATGGGTAATAGGCAGTGGGATAGTAAAAATACTACGCCACATGGCTGAAAACTCGGAGTCAAGTCCAATAAGACCACTTATTAGTGAAGTAAGTGGAATACCTGATCCACGGAGTATACATCCACTCAAAAAGGAAGTAGACTCTGATGTGAATAGGCAGGCCATCATTAAACGAAGCGAACAGCTGACGTTAATGGTGGTATGACATGTCATACTCATAGTATCTCGCCCAAGGAAACCAGAGGCGAAAGAGTACGAATATGAACCCCGCCCAGTACCATTGAAAATGGTATCAGGGTCAGCAAGTGACGACAGAAAGGCT